TGTCGGGAAGGATTAATTGGATTACGAGCTATAGTGGTAAGATTACCACCAAAATCGTTATAGCTGTTCGGTTCCAACGGAACCCAAACGGCATCTGCACCATCAACTCCCGGCAGAGTCTTCATCGAAGCCTCTTCGGCATAACTTAAACCCGTTATATTACTATCTATTTTACTATTCGCGGTCATGATAATACCTTTCTTATTCTAGGGCCTCTCATTTTTTGCTTAGTTTCCTCAGAATGTCTATTTCCTATATGTGCTGAAGAAAGTTTTTTACGCTCTTCTTCAGTCCATGATCTTCCTTTGTTCCAAGGTATATTACCTAATTTAGCTTTAGACATTAACCTTCTAGATTCAAGAGAAACTATCTTACCTTTTCTTGGTCCAGGTTTTCCACGTCTAGCCTCAATACCAGCAGTTTGAAACTTAGTAATATCTTGGTTCTTTGCTGAATTAGATAACTTCATACGAACTTCTTCACTTGGGTTAAAAAGTCCTTCTCCACCAGAAGTCAGATTATAACCATTAGGAGATAAGGTATCAAATTCCCTAATGAATTGAATCTCTTTATCTAAACACTTCTGTAATTTACCTTTATAAAGGATCTTGATTTTTGGTTCGCCATATTTTCTAAATGCACGACCAACCAACATTCTTGAGGTTCTATGATTTCTAAGTCTAGTTTTCAAATTCTTACTAACACCAATATAAGATTTATTAGAATTAAATAATAACATATACACACAATACTTCATTTTATCTCATCATATTCGAACTCTGCCACGATGTTGATCTGATAAAAATCACCATCAGGACCAATTTCGTTTGTCCGCACACGCCGAAAAATAACACCTCCTGGAGAGGTCTTACCTTCGTACGCATCCATAATTATTTTACTCAGATCCTCGGCTCCTGACAAGCCTTTGCCTGGTAGATCGAACAGCTGTACCGTTAAAACCCCATACCGCCTGAATCTACGAGTTCCAACAGCACCGGACAATGTTGCCTGGTTGCTGGCTGAATGCCTAAGCACCACTCGGCACCATGGCTCTTGACCAGAAGGAGGTGAAGAGGTTGTCCCCACATTATCATACTTAACACGACTGGCATATGCCGTCGTATCCCAGGCTGCCTTAAACAAGGCCAGGATCTCATCGATTGCTTGCTTACGTGTTAGGCTCATCGGCTTACCCCCACAATGTACAATAATGTTTTATCAGCTGGCTTTAACATCTTCACAAACTCAACTTTGTAATGCAACGAATCATCAATCACTTCGTTGGCAGTAGTAATATCAAACACAGGTGCTGCTGACTTGGGAGCAGCCAAACAAATTGCCGTTATCCGTTTCAAGAGATCATTATCTATTGCCTTCAGTCCAAGATCATTACTTCCTGAAGGTGGTACAAATACTCCCCATAATGTTTCCTCGGCATCTGGTGTTCCATCTGGATCATCTGGTCCATTCCATGGTTTATTGGCATCTTCCGGAGTTTGCTTGAATCGAATGAACGTTACCTGACGACCGCTTTCTTCGATCAACTCTTGAACCACTGCCAATGCTTCATCATAATCAACAGCCATTATCGGGATATTCCTACATAATACAAAAGAGTCGTGTTACCAGGCTTTAATTCCTCTACAAATTCAACTCTCCTATACACCTCATCATCAATCACTTCATTTGCAGTCTTTATGTCAAATGATGGACTTACTTTAGGAGCCACAAGACAAACCATCTGAACTCGTCTTAACAAATCGGTGCTTAAAGCAGTAATGCCAAGATCCTGAACTCCAGATAATGAAACAAATACACCTTTCATTGTTTCTATGGCATCCGGCACTTCTCTCGGATCATCTGGTCCATTCCATGGTTTATTACTATCCTCAGGCTCCTGCTTAAAGCGAATAAATGTTATATCCTTACCACTCTCCGCAATCAAATCCTGCACCAGAGCAAGGCTCTCATCCTGGGCAACTTCCTCTTCCTCCACGGAAACCAGAAGTCCACCAGTTAAACAAGCTATTATGTCGCCACCTTCCATAGCACTATCCAATGTTAATTGTTACCGTACGATACGGACTTATCTTCTGTAACACTTCAGTAAGAATCACAGTCTCATCATCTTCGGGATCCAATAATTCTATAGTCTTATTAGAAACACCAGCTTTCTTCCTTCCTCTACCAGCAGCAAAGGCCAATAGAATATTCATTGCTGTAGCAAACGTCATGGTGCCACCTTGTGTAATTCCAGTCATAGCCGGATTAATGTCCACAACCAAATGGCCAGAACCAAATAAAGCATCATACACGTTTGCTGGTAAAACAATGAAGTCTTCTTCTACTGGTAGTATAGTCTCTGTTGGAAAACCTCCAGGCACAGCATCCACAAAACAGAGCTTCAATTGCCCAGGGGTATCGATGTTGGCTGCTGTCAGGGTAAGGGTTGCTAAGCCCTTGCCCGTAAGATTCATGTTGTTATCGCCACCGGTCTTTGTTAAGGCAAGAGTGCTGCTCGATGATCCCTTTACCAGTTCTGCAGTAATATCGGATGGAGTAAACTCATCATTATCTCGCAAGAGAGTCTTCCCGTCGGACCAATCGATGAATGGTCCCACTACAACAGTGATAGCCGTATTTTGACGTAAGAATGTCATTTTGAATAATAATACTCAACAGCAGTGTCTATAAACTCTCTATTAAATGGCGTCCAACGCACAACGTTCGTACCATTAGATGTACCAGTTAGCGACATTTTAGAATCAGTGACAGTTACTCCTGTCCCTTCGCTAAACATGTACATCACATCAGAAGCCTTACCACATCCTAATACTATTTCATTGCCAGATTCTGTACGATCTGGTAAATGTATAATACCATCAAAGTTCCCTGGACCAGATATCCCACTAAAGAATCTTAGTTTATCAATGTCTCCACGGTACATCTTTTTATAGTATCGCCCCATCTTTAATGGATCATCATTAACAAAATCAGGATAAGTGTTAATAAATTGTTGTGTGTAGGGTGTTTCCCCATCCACCAATACACTAACATAAACATTATTACCATCCCGTTCATAAATGAAACCAACATTATGCCATATCCCATCATTAACTCGAAATGGATATCTGACTTCTATGACGGGATTATTGTTGTTATCAAAGAGATAGAATTTTGGCTTACCGGAAGAGAGAGCAATCTCCCAGCCATCTCCTTCCCCACATTTATCAAATAGACCAACAAAAGAATCACGTGTCTTGATCCAAAAGTCTATTGCCCACCCATCACTTACATCATACTTATCATTATCTCCAAAATCCACTATTCCATACCCATTGAAGGATAAAGAATCTTGTGGAAATGGATCTACATTGACAGTGACAGTTGCTAATTCTGAATCTCCTCCCTCCGGAGCTACACCACCATCATTTACTTTGAATTGGAATATACGTTGACCAGTTGTGTCTGCTGTAAACCATATAACATTTTTATAAGAACTTAATGTGTAAGGTATATCACTGGTTCTAATTTTACCAGCACCACTGGTTGGATCATACAATGAAGCATCAGACGGATATGAAGTAAGAATGTATTTCAATTTACCAGGAGGAATAGGATATTGTTCATCTTCACCCGATAATACCAAAGCAGTTGTTTGATCCGTATAGACTGTGACTGTTAGATTATTTGCAATAGGGGGAGTTGGTTCAGGGATAATAGTAATGGAAGCTGTGCCAGTAGTCTTACCACCACAGGGATATGTCCATCCAGAATCATCATCAGCACTGAAGATAAATGTATCCGGACCAGTATAATCCCCATCCGCAGTGAACTTAATCTCTGTATCCGGTAGAACGTAAGGAACAGAAGTGATGTAGATATTATCCGAATCATATAGATCACCGTGCTCTGGTAAACTCTCTACACGATAGATAAGAGGATCTACATCCTCCGCTACAATATTAAAGACATAGGACTCTCCCGATACTACATTGAATGATTTATTCTGAACAGCCGGTGGAGCATCCATGGATTCTCGAGCCAACCACTCACCAGTAAAGATAGCTAAATCCACTACATCAACAATATCATCATCGTTTAGATCCACATTTGGATTTGATATTTCCGGAGTTTCCTTTAACCAATCATTCGCGAAGATAGCAAAGTCGGTGAGATTAACAATACAGTCGCCATTAAAATTTGAATCAATCGCGACTGCAATATTAGATGTCATTAAGACTATTAAAGAAATAACTAAGCTACATCTCATCCTTAATAATCTCCATGACACTCTCTAAAAATTCGTAGTTACTAGCCACTGCGGAAAGGTAGTTCGGATCATTCGGATCAGGAAGAATTTCAACCAGAACATTAGGATCATGCATAATCTCATCAACCCACATAACAAGATTCGTCATATTCCTTTTATGTTCATACTTCTCTTCCTTCTTTTTGATATAAACAGAAATGAGATCCCGTTGTTTCTCCTGATCTTTCCCACACACTTCTCGTAAATTGGTATCTAATTCAACACTTTGTATGCAAAGATCATTAGCATCTTGAATTCTCTTCTCCATGATTTCATGAAACGTGCCAGTGTATTCCTTTACTTCAAAGGTATCTTCAGCATTAACAAAGCTCTCTACCTTCTTAACAAATTCCTTCTCCGTATCATTCACCGCCACCACTGTTCCAGCATCCTTGGGCTTATCATCCGCAAAGACCAGAGCCGTGGCAACTAGAAATAATGCTATTAGAATGAATATATATTTCTTCATCGAATAACCTGATTTCCTGAAGTTACATATTCCTGTAACAATCTATCAGCAGCAGGATATGGTTTTGTTATCTTAACAATAGCTCCTTCAGCATATTGTATTTCTGTTTCAATCGGTCCAACTTTCTTCCGAGTGCCAGTGACCTGAAGCCCAGTAGCATCGGTGGTGGGATCAGGAGCCAGCGACGATGAATTGGCACGGTAAGCATATTCGCAGGTGGCTTCTTTTAAGCGATCTGGCACACTGTCCACCAGTTCTCCAGTTCGATCTCGTAGATATTCTCGTGGAAATTCAAGTGGCTGCTGCTTGCTGGAATAACCGGTGCTGGTAGCATTATCGAAGGCTCCATTCACAGCATCAGTGGACACTGCAATACCATCCTTGCTTATATAGATGGTAAGGGCAGCTACATCGGGATCAGCAAGGAAGAAACTGGAGACATAATCGTTGCTTACAACGCCAGGTATATTAGCAATGGTCTCCAAGACCGTATCGCCAATTTCGATTTCAGTATCCAAGGTAGGATCGTTGCGAAAAGTAAACACGTCCCCACCAATAGTAATGGTCTCACCATCAGTTGGTTGGTCACTAAGGGAAAATACTACTCGAGACAGAAGCGAATACCATCTTCGTCTCCCGAGGAACCTTAATCCCCATCGTGTGTCAATGTAGTCGGTGGCAGCAACGAGGGCAGCTTGTACTTGATCGTCAGTAAGACTGGAAACGTCTATTCCACGATCAGCAAAATATGCTCTAAAGAAAGCAACTGTCGTATATGACGTTGCTCCTTTAACTCCACTGCCATCTTCTACTGTGAAAGCCATTTCTATTTACCTCGTCGTCCACCTTTTTTCTTCTTCTTTTTACTACCTTTACAACGATAAACTTTCATTACAAGCTCCTATCCACTTATAGCAATCTTTGGAATTTGTTTATTAAACACATTCAAAGATCCTATTAAGGAAGCATCTGCCAATGTTACATCCAACCCCACACCAATGCGATTATTGACAGTGCCAGCTTTATCTCCAACAGCACCATCGCCATCATCACCCCAGCCACCAGTACCAAATGAAGAATCCCCACTCTGCTCTTTGATTACCAATTTACCATTTACCCATGCAAGAATTAATCCTGTGCCTGGTATCGTGGTAAACGCTAAACGATACTTTTTATTCAATGCCGGCAAAATGTCTTCTGCTAAACCAGCCACACCTTCATTCGGTGTACCAGTACCAGCACCAGCAATAAAAATGAGATCGTCGCCATCCAACGCAGCAACGATCCCTCGAGTAGCACTTCCAAATTCAAAGATTATACCGGTGGAACCCACATCAGTGCGAACAAGCTCTACTGCAAACGAAATAGGTAGAACTCTATTGGCAAATAGAGCATCAGTATCGATAGGATTCGATGCACTCGTGAACTTATTTGTACGAAACAATTCTGATGTAGGATCGTTTCGTGCTCTTCGATTCTTACGAGCTTGATGTAAACGAGCTTGCAGCTTACCTTTCGTAGAACCAGAGGAACTAGAATTTGCAAATCGGGCAGCCATTATCCCCTCCTATTCTGTGGAGGCAGGACTTTCAGTTGGCCGCACAGGTCGCTGCGTTCCTCGTTTAGTTTTACGAGCCATAGCCTGATCAAGCTGAGAACGGGGATCAAGTTCATCCTTCTTAAGAACCTTAAGAACTTCCCTACCACGAGCAGCCCTGGTTCCACGCAGTTTTCGTTGCGAATGAATATAATTCAATCGTGCCTGCGTATCTGCCAAGTGCGAATGGCTGGTTGCCTCTTGTTTCTGTAACCGATCCCGCTGTCGCTGAAGCTTCACAATTTGGCCAGTTAGCTTATTGCGTTCTCGTTCAAGATCGTTGATTTGCTCATCCAGTTCCAACTTCGTCGGAGGCTTTTGTTCCTGTTCTGTGGTGTCATCCTGCCCAGGGGG